TCATAAAACTATGGATTGGAGTCTCCAACAACCCTGACTAGCACCATCAGAGCCCCTCCCCATCCCTGCCATCATCCACAGCCTGTTTTCGCTATGGTCAGGCGTCTTATCGACGAAATACGTTTGTTCCCGCGCGATCCAGGAGTTCGCCTCCACCTCGGAGAAGTGGATGCCGCGCAGGCGCAGTGCGGTAACGAAGTCTCGGGTGTGAATGTACTGGAACCCCTTGGAACTGCGCAAAATGGACTCGCGGAAAGCCGCGGCGATGTCTGTCTGTCGAAGCATGATCTGCCCTCCAATTAATGTCGCGGTAGGGATACCCGTTACCGGATACCCCCCGCACAGATCCCGGCGTGCGCGATTTACGCACCGGGCTCCTGCCTCGGGTGTCTGGCGGTGAACCGCTCCACAGGCCATGGATGAAGAACCCGAACCCTTGGTAGCCATGCGGCTGCCAGTTTGTTTGCTTTCGTCCAGGTCGTATCATCCTTCTGGCTCCTGCGCCTGAGCGCCCGGCGCCAGAGGTTTGTTACGTGTGTCCTGAACTTCTGCATGGTGGGGAAGTTGCCCGGTACCGAGTGATAGTTCAGGTATCCCTGAACCACTCTCCTGAGCCATTTTCCCTGTTCGGGGATTGAGTAATGCCAGCGCCTTCGCAGACCGTCTTTGATGGCTTTCAGAGTTGCCGTCATCCGATCCCGGCGGGTCTTTCGTATCAGCATGAACCTGCCGTTGCGATCTTTCCCGCTGATGTGCGTGAACCCGAGGAAGTTGAACGTTTCTGGTTTGCCTTTTCCCCTGATGGCACGGTTTTCGGCAGCGAAGCGGCCGAACTCCATCAGACGGGTTTTCTCCGGGTGAACCGTGAGTCCGAACTCCCTCAGTCTGCGCTGCATGGCTATACGGAAGCGCCGGGCATCGTATCGTTTGTCGAACCCGATGACGATGTCATCGGCGTATCTGACCATTACCACATTGCCTGTGGCATAGCGACGTCGCCACTGATGCGCCCACAGATCGAAGACGTAGTGGAGGTATATGTTTGCCAGCAGCGGTGAGATGACCGCACCCTGTGGGGTGCCTTCCTCCGTTGCTCGCCATTGACCCTCCTCCGACGTCCCGGCTGTGAGCCACTTACGTATGAGCCTGATTACCCTCCGGTCGCCGATCCGATGCTCTGTGAACCTGATCAGCCATTCGTGGCTCACCCTGTCGAAGAACTGACTGATGTCGGCATCCAGTACCCAGTTTACGTTAGTGCGTACCAGCCCTGTGGCCAGTGCGTCCAGTGCATCGTGCTGGCTTCGCCCGGGTCTGAACCCGTATGAGAACCCCATAAAGTCGTTTTCATAGACTGCGTTCAGGATTTTCACCAGCGCATACTGGACGATCTTGTCCTCCAGCGAGGCGATGCCGAGCGGGCGTTGTTTTCCATCCGCTTTTGGGATGTAGTGACGCCTGCCGGGCTGCGCCCTGTAGCTGCCCTGATGTAGCCTCCGGTGCAGATCTGTTATGTTGTTCTTCATGTTTCCGGCGTAGTCCATCCACCTGATGCCATCCACTCCGGCGGCCGCTTTCCTGCTCAGGGAGAGGAATGCGGCTTCCAGTGCTTCGACTGTCAGCAGGTGGAACAATGCTGTAAACCGTTCTTTCTTCCGCTGCTTCGCAGCTTCCCGCACGCGTGACAGCCTCTGTGACATGCTTTCCCGGCTCTGTGTCCGGCGCATGTGTGGCTGTTCCGCGTTCCCCTTGGCCCCGCTCCTTCGCTCCACTGACTCCGCTCCTTTCGGGTTGTTCGCCTGCTTCGCCGCTACTATGAGCGAGTCCGACTTCTCCTCTCCGTACATCACCGGCTATGACTCCTCGTCTTCCCGGTGCGGGCCATCTCCGACACTGGCAGATGGTCAGAGGGGAGATCTCCCGGTTCCCGCGTAGAGATCGTATTGACATGCCAGGGTCTCAGACCCCGCCGGGTCCATGTGGCACTCGCAGTATCGCACCCTATGATGTTGCCTTCCGTTAACAGTACAACGTCGGCACCCGGTAATTTAATATACATTTCGTGGCTCAATGGCTGGCCTGTCAACACCCCTGTCAACGCTTCGCCCCATACCTCGCGGTATGCAACGCATGACTCGGGGACCTTGTGGATTGCTGGTCCTTCAATGGTCGGGGACTTTCACCCCTTGATCTCTAACCGGTCTCCCGGCGCACGCTGTATTTATATACAGTAGTTTTGTTGGTGGGCAAGGTCAATACAAGATGTGGCTATTGGTTACTGTGACAGCGACATAAGTCTTTAAGGGGCCTCGTTTTCGCTTTGGGACCAACTCAGCGTATAGCCAGTGCTTACTGATATAACGGCTTGCGCATCATCATTACCGTTTACCAGTAAACTGATGATGTCATCACGCTCAAACTGGTTCAGTTCATCCCAGATAAATACTTCATGTGAGAATTCTACTTTTGCCCCTGAAACAGTCTCAATCTTAACTGCGATTGTTGTCATACCGTCTCCCCTCTTCCGGTCATGATACTAGTTCCCAGGGCTATGGCATTTGTGATATCTCCTGCGGAGAACTCATTACCCCATGCACCAAAGAACCCAATGTCGCCTTTGAGCATCGAGGATCCTGCGGCACTTGCACCGAGCATGAGAGGACTGCCAGCAACGTTAGCCAGATAGCCCGTTGGGCTAGCAGCAATTGCGGTTCCATCAGACAAAGTTAATTTGTGATTGCGGTTAGGGGAAATGACACCACAGGCCACATACCATTTGTCAGCAACGATGGTTTGTCCGGTTGCGTAGTAAATACCCATTGAGCCATCAGGCCACGCAACACGCAGCTCCAGGCGCTGCCCGGTGGGGTTGTATGTGATGGCAAAGCCGTGACCGGAGCCGACGGTAAGATCTCGACAGTCCAGAACGTACTGGAATGTGTCGATGGCACTGAAACGGAAAGCCGTCAGGAAAGATAGTCCCGCAAGTCCAGCCTCCGTAAAGTCTGTTTGACTACCTGCAGTACCTTGAAACTGCAGTCCATATGGTTTCAGCTTCTGAACGCCCTGCTGCACGCTAAATCCGTGCCGCGAGTTATCGAGAGGCGTCAACAGGTCGTAAGCGACCTTCGGATTACTGATTGCCGATAGCGGAGAAGCTACAGGCTCAAAGTGCTGCTTGCTCCAGTCGGTGATGATACCGTCCGAGTTGAGCAGAATACGTGTTCCATTAGACATTTGTTACTCCTCAAATAAACGCATTTGCAGGGAGGTTAGGCGCTTTGGCGCTATCACCGATCATCTCATTTCCAGAACCGCGTAAGGTTCCAGTATAGGTTGCGCCGTTCGTCGGATTCAGCCACGAACAGCCAGTAACCAGTGTTTTATCTGCTGCAAAATAGACCACGCCTGACGCATCAGGTATCAGCTCAATATCAGCACCGGTGACCCGGCAGCGGTTGCCATTGCCGTTGGTGTAGACCCGCGCCAGCTTGCCGCCATGAATATCGACAACAGCTTTTGCGCCAGGAGTATGGATAATTGCCGGGATGCAATTATCCAGGGTAATCCGCGGTATCCAGCTGTAATCACTGTTCAGGTAATCAGCGGTCCAGTTTGCCGCGTCTCCCGGAATATCGACGGTCTGGGCTGCGGCCAGCTCGATGGACGGATTGTTGATAACGCTGTGCAGGTTGCGCAGTGTGATCCGGGCGTTCGTCCCGTCGCTGCCCTTTTTGTTACGTGAGCCCACAGTGTTCTGATACAGGTCGGCAGGCAATTTGATGCCGCACATGACAGCGTTCTGTGTTGGCTGGACGTTAATAGCCGTCATTCCATCAACGGTGATATTGTCGGGTAGCAGCGTTTTACGTCCGGTTACCGCGTAGTCGGTAAACTGAGAACGTAAGGCCGTAACAGCGCAGAACTCAAAATTGTCATTCGGTCTTCCGGTCTGGATGCCGGCGAGATCAAACACTATATTGCGGATGGTGATGGTAGGCGGTAGTTTGCTGTCGATGCCCTGATCAAGAGAGTTGGCCGTATCGATAATTCTGACAAGGTCAAATGACCGGGTCGTGTTGTACCATGCGGGTAGCCCTCTGTCCCACATCACCGTGACACCATCAATATTGAGAATGCCATCGCAGTCACTGGCATAGTCCTGCCTCATGCCGATGGCGTAGTTAAGGAAATACTCCACTGCATCGCCACTGGTGCGGGTGATATACAGACGAAGTTTCTCTATCGACCACTCATTACCTCCCTGCAGGTTAATTTGCCTGCCTTTCACAGTCAGATCTTTGAAGAAAACATCGTACCCGAAGCTGTGGAAATCAACGCGGTTAAACGTATTTCTGTTGCCGTATAAACCCTTTATTCCGTGATGCCCCTGAAATCCCCAGCCATGCAGTCCGTAATAGTTATCGATATGCACGTTGCAGGTATCTCGAATGCAGATGACATATGAGCCGTTCTCCGCCGGGTGACAGGTGGTTTCTCCGTATTCGCAAAAGACGTCAAAGACTTCGCGAGCAGAAATAACCACGCGGCTTTCGAGACTTGTTGAAGCTGTTTGCCACGACGTATGCACCAGATTTTTAATGCGCACCATCGGCCTGGAAACTTCGATATTCAGGAATCGACGACTGTCGCCCAGCTCAATAAAATGCGGGCATTCAAATTCCAGAAAATCATCTTCTTTCGGGATAATCGCAGCGTAACCAATTGAGCCGGTCGGAATATCTTTCACAATCCGTTCCGTCAGCGCGCCATTTCTACCAATACGGGAGAATTCGCGGTATAAAACCCGGTCACGAGGGTTATCCCTGTTTCCGTTTCGGTAAATCTCCACTTCATTAGAAAGCGCATAGAACATCCCGCCGTAATAAGGATACAGTTTCGGATACGGCAGATAGTTAGAGCCTTTTTTCAGGTACTGAGAGTAACTGGTGTTGAACGTAGCCAGCTCAGCAGGAGTGAGTTCAATACGTTCTTTCCCCTTGATATTGAACATACGTTTTGGCTCAGGCGCTGTAGGATCAAGCAGTCGCAGTGGCCCCCAGCGGATTTCGTTAACACCTGAGTCAGCGGAGGTAAAAATTATCGACCCTCCGAGTGACGTTTTTGTCCGAACCTCTGCTTCATGGTCAACTAATACCAGGAAGGCACCATCATTCTGACGAACCGGGATATTGAGCAGGTTCGCATAACGATGAGCATTCTGGATAGCGGCATCGGCAGCTTCAACACCAGACAGGTATGCTATCGCGGATGAACAGTTGCCCATCGCCAGGGCGACCTGCACAGCAAGGAGCGTAGCACCTGGAACACGGGGGGCCATAAACATGTCATAGCTGACAAATTCCGCCTGGCGATACCAGCGGCGTCCCAGCACATCGACCAGTATCCCGCCCGGTATTTCCCCGGAGGTCGTATCATCCGGATTGACCACGAACCTGCCGGCGATACGCTGGCCGACGACGTCGCGCACAGTTGCTGTGCCCGTGTAGTTGCGGATTGAGTCATAGTCCGCTGCCGTATCGCCCGGCTCAATCGAGCCGCCACCGCTGCCGCCCTCACCGAAACCGATCATCGTGCCGTCATTCCGTTGACCACACATCACCAGACCATTTCGATAGTAGATGACAAAACGCCATCCATCCGGCGGATTGTTATCAATGATGCTGCCGCCAAACTCTAACCCGGCATCTGAAGAATAGAGCTTCTGAAATTCATCAGCATACAGTCGCCCGTCTTTGTAGCCGAACGGTGAAAGACCATTTTTAAACACCACTGAAAATGGGTTTTCGCCCTGGCTGTCTATTAATCCCCTCACTGAATCTACAGCCTGACTGGACGGCATTTTTCGCCCGGTAGGCTGCAGCGTCCCGCCAACATTCATGACTTCGATCGCGAGCGCGCTGTCGTCCGGGCTGCGGTAATACGTGGTGCTACCCTCGGGGTTATTCGCAATATCCGCTTGTGCCGCCGCCAGCGTCATGTACTGCCGGCTGAGAGGGATCAGGTTCTGGCGGGCTTCCTCAACTACAGCATCCCTTTCTTTTTGTGAGGTTTCAAAGTCTTCTTGCTGCTGCGTTAGCTGGTTGTCCGCCTTAACATTAACGCCACGCAAAGTATCTAACTGTTCGCCTGTGCGTGTGGTAATGGTCTCTTCGCTGCTATTAACGAACTTGTCAATAGACTGCATATTATCCCATGCATCAGGCATGGATGCAGACGGCACAGGATTGCCGGTATCGTATTCACTCATGGTCGCCCCAATAAAAAAACCGGCATATGCCGGTTGATTGGTAATTTACATGCACTTAGATGATGTTATTTATTTTTGAGAACTCTTTGTCGTCATAGAATAAACCATCATCTTTGTTATAAAACATTCCTGGCTGGCAAAATATGTTTTCTTGATATTCCACAAGGTCTGCACCAGCGTACTCATAACCATTTTCTGCAATAATTATATTGATGACTATCCCGTTTTCAATGACCGCATAATTTCCTGCCATTATGCCAGCTCCTCAATGATAACGTAGCCATTAGCCCCTTTCCCTGACGCCCTGGCCACTGAATCATACGATGCACCAGCACCGCCGCCACCGGGAAAGAAACCATCATCTCCAGATGTACTGACGTGAGGAAGACCACCATAACTGCTGTGAGACGCTCCACCCACACCGCCCAAGGCGCCGACCGCCCCCTGGCCACCTTGCCCGACCACTGAAAAAATAGTCCCTACAGAGGGCGCGCCGGGAGTACCTCCAGCAGAATTACCCGTTGAATTGCCGCCCTTCCCACCGCCTGCAGAAATGCCAAGATCAACAATGGTAGTATCACCACCATCGCCACCGTTTCCGGAATTTCCTGCCACAACAGCAGCGCCACCAGCACCGATAACAATATTTGCTCCAGTGATGCTACTTACATCATACAAGCCCTCTACATAAGCCCCACCTGCGCCACTTGATGCCCCCGTCCCTGCTGTGTCCGTTCCCTTCCCACCCCCGCCTGCACCCCATGCCTTGATTCTGACTTTTTTAGTGCCAGCAGTTTTTACCCATGCTCCGCTAGCGGTAAAAACCTGAATGCGGAGCAGGCGTCCTTCTGCCTGATTATTAAGTGCGGACTTGAGAATATTTAGTAACGTGGCAATGTTTCCATTATCCAGGACATCGCTTCCTGTGCTATCCGCCATGAATTGCGCAAGGACGGCAGCAATTGTAGAGGATTGCCGTAGTGCTTTATTTACTTGTGCTGACGAGGCTTTGCCGGAAAGAAATCCTGATGCCAGTGCAGATAGCGCTTCATAATCAGCCTGTGATAATACGTTTGCCCCGCTACCAGTAGCGAAGGGTTTAAAATCGTTAGTCGCCATTAAAATCTCTCTCCCCATGACCCGCGGTCGAAACCAGCGATATAGTCATTTTCGATATCGAAGCCAAAAAACTGATAACCATCACTGACGGTCTCTATTTCACGGACACGAACTCCGGCGGCCTTAACCGTCATATAACCGTTTTGAATAGCCCACCATAGTTCGCTGTTAACCTGGTCAATTGGGTTAATGTCATAGCGCGATGGTACGTAACCTGCCGGTAATGCGATAAAGGGGCCTTTATTGACGGCGCTATCCAGAATTAACCGGTCTATTTCACTTAGGGCTACCGATGGGTCACCGAGTATCCAGATAGAAATCGACATATCCTGGTTGTCGACAATAGCCATTCGGATCCCGGACCCGGCAAGGGCGGTATCAAGAATTGGAGGAAGCGAGTCGTTCTGTCCATCCCAGTTGTTTATCGCCACTTTCACCTTCAGCATTAGCCGATATATTTCATCGCTTAGATCGATAAAACCGTCGTTTGGGTCATATGGGCCCTGCCAGACCCCCTGGTCCCAGCCAACCCGCTCGGTGTCCCACGAAAAATAAATCCCGGTTACCGGTGTGGCTACGCGCCGGGAGCGCCCAACCCATTCACCCACAACGTCGAGTTGCACGCCTACGGCGGTATCAATATCAAAATCGGGTATTAGCCGTGACATGGCATCGGAAACATCACTCAGTGGCCTGGTGGATAGGTCGACGTGGGCAAAGAACTTTGGTTTACCGGCGTGGTAGTTTGTTATGCGGTCAGTGTATCTGCTCATGAGACCACCAGATTAATATTGCTGACGGCGCAGGATGCTGACTGGTCAAAGGCAATATCCACGTTTGCCGCGGCTACGCCACCGGCAGACGTCCCGATCAGCAACTCGGTAATGTCGTAATACCTGGCATTACCACCACTGACAACACCAAGGTTAGCCGGTGAGTAAACGCGACTGAGAAGAACGCTGGCGCCGATTGCCAGTGAGTTAATGTAGGCAGATACAGCCGCCTTTATCTCTTCGCCAACCTGGGATGTGTAGCCCGTAAGAGGTTCGATAGTGATTTTGACGTAAATGGGTACATCGACCGGCCTTGAAAAACCTACCGAGTGAGGGTTTCCGTACTTATCAGGCACAACAATCACCGTACTACCGTAGGGTGTTACGCCCTGCCCTTTCACACCACGAATGCTGTTTGCAATGACCGTCGCATCACCACCTTCTACAATGGCGGCGATTGAGTGCGGAGGCAGGCCATTTGCATCAGTGGTATCTGTATCGTTCTCATACAGCTTGTGTCGCGTTACGCCGCTGATATTTGCTATCGCGCCATCTACCGCCTCAAACGGCGTCAGAGACGGTAAAGCAACGCTCTGTGATTGCCGGACACGCAATTCAGCATTTGTTTCGGCAGCAACGCCTACCGTAGCCGCTTGCGGGTTAGTTACTGATACCCAACCACGTGTCGGGGTGTTTATCTTATTGACTGACCCGGCAGGGGCGGCCACAGCACCAGCAACAGAACACGTCGCTGTAGCAATAACCGTCCCATCAATACCAATTGTCACCTGAGCAGGAAGATTCCAGATGATACCGTTGGCATCTTTCACAGACCCGTTTGTGATCAACGTTCCGGCCTCACCTTCGATCAGCTCATCTACCGTAGAGTTTGTCGCAGCACGGCGAGTGATGCCGTTAATTTTGACGTTACTGGTTAATGCATCGTCCAGCGCCGTCGACGGAGAAAATGACCGGTAAACGGAAATGGCCGTGTTGTTGGCATCGTGAATGGCCAGAGCCACCAGAGCGACCATCTGGCCGTCTTTGCTGTCCGGGTCAAGATAGGCATCACTGCCATAAATCTGCTGAAAATAACCAGTGATGGTGTCCAGAACGGTCTGGTAGTCGGGCGCACTTATCCCCTCAGCGGTTACCGTTGCCGATAAGCCGAGCGTGTCGAGGTCCAAAGACATTACGCCTCCGAAGTTACTGTGGTTGTCCCGTAGATGGTTTCCACCGTCGCAGTGAACGTTACACGGCGCGTGGTACCGTCAACAGTGGTATTAAATGCAGTGATTGAGCTAACCCCCTGCGTTTCGAGGATCCGCTTACGGATAGCGAGGTTGTAGGTATCCGGCTTTTGCTTACCCAGAACGGACTGAATCCATGGCGTACCTTCTGTGGTGTCCAGAAACCACTGTCCGTACCAAAGCAGAAAGCGAGTTTTTATGGCCTGCGCGACAGCCTCGGGGGAGTTAACCAGCCAGGTATCATCGCCCTGACCGAAGGTGTAATCCCCATCGTCATCTTCTCGACGGTATCGCATATCATCCTCCGAGTGGTGCTGTACTGCTGCCACCAGGTTCAACGCCACCATGCGTATGCTTATCAACGATTGAGCCATCCACCAGCTGCAGGCGGCCGTCCGAAAGAATTTTAAGCCCGTTCAGGTTAAAACCTCCCGGCGCCGTGCCGTTGATAGCTCCGCTGGCAGGATTAAGGCTCAACTTTGTTTCCCCGTCATCGCTGCGCAGCTCTACCGCACTGGTGCTGATACCGCCGATTTTTTTCGCCTGAGACTGAGGGCCGACAATGCAGAAGGCATCCGACAAATCATGCATGCGCTCGTCTACTGGCTCCTGAATACCTCCACTTTGCCACCAGAAATCGATACAGCGGTCTGCAAAGATAACAAGGCATTCATCACCAGGCTTAACAGGAAAAGTCAGCGTACAGCCTCCGCCACGAGGGAAAACGACAGGAACGTCCACCAGCAGTGGGAGGTTTACCGATACCTGGGCGCCGGATTCGTCCTTCTCTGCGCCTTTAATGGCTGGCTGAACAACAGCGGTGACAGCATCCGGATCAAACGACTGAATGATGCCAGGCATGGAGACGCGCATTGCAGACATGATCGCCTGCGCCAGTTGTGCGTCTGCCTGCTCTTTACTGCCGAGCTGGGAGTTTAGTGCTACGGGCATTTGGTTTACTCCGGCATTAAAAAACCCGCCGGAGCGGGCTTCTTAACTATAAGCTAATAAGAAGGGAGTCTTATCTTACTTTCTATGAACAAGGTTTTGAGAGTATCAGGAGTTATCTCTATAACATCACCGATGTTCAAAGCTTTATCTTTTGCATAATTTCCAACAGAATCAAGGAAGTCATGATGCATTCTGACTAACAATTTAACGTCGTTCACAATAGGATTAAATTCGTACTCCCAATCACCTTTACTCTCAAGGCAATTATAATAAAAGAAATATATCTCTTCGGCTTTCCAAAAATCAGAATACGCACCACCTGTGCGCCCCATCTCACGCCCTATTCTTTCATAGTCAAAATTATATCCATCATAACCATCAGCATATGCACCACAATAGAGCACCTTAACTCTGCCACGAGCGTAATCTCTGACATCACATATAGTCTCTAAATTTACTTTATAGGCGCATAACGCATAGCCATAAGGAAGGTGCGAATAAGCAGGTCATTTCTTCCCAAGCTGACTCGCTGATTAAAATTTCGCGGATCTGGGCCGATTTTTTTCCCGCAAACACATCGAATCAGCCTATTTAGGCTATTTTTTCCACCATTTCTGGCGTTATTTCCGGTTTTTACTGAGATCTCTCCCACTGACGTATCATTTGGTCCACCCGAAACAGGTTGGCCAGGGTGAATAACATCGCCAGTTGGTTATCGTTTTTCAGCAGCCCTTTGTATCTGGCTTTCACGAAGCCGAACTGCCGCTTGATGATGCGAAACGGGTGCTCCACCCTGGCACGGATGCTGGCTTTCATGTATTCGATGTTGATGGCCGTTTTGTTCTTGCGCGGATGCTGCTTCAAGGTTTTTACCTTGCCGGGACGCTCGGCGATCAGCCAGTCCACATCCACCTCGGCCAGCTCCTCGCGCTGTGGCGCTCCTTGGTAGCCGGCATCGGCTGAGACAAATTGCTCCTCTCCATGAAGCAGATTACCCAGCTGATTGAGGTCATGCTCGTTGGCCGCGGTGGTGACTAGGCTGTGGGTCAGGCCACTCTTGGCATCGACACCAATGTGGGCCTTCATGCCAAAGTGCCACTGATTGCCTTTCTTGGTCTGATGCATCTCCGGATCGCGTTGCTGCTCTTTGTTCTTGGTAGAGCTGGGTGCCTCAATGATGGTGGCATCCACCAAAGTGCCTTGGGTCATCATGACGCCTGCTTCGGCCAGCCAGCGATTGATGGTCTTGAACAATTGACGGGCCAGTTGATGCTGCTCGAGCAGGTGGCGGAAATTCATGATGGTGGTGCGATCCGGCAGGGCGCTATCCAGGGATAATCGGGCAAACAGGCGCATGGAGGCGATTTCGTACAGGGCATCTTCCATGGCACCGTCGCTCAGGTTGTACCAATGCTGCATGCAGTGAATACGCAGCATGGTCTCCAGCGGATAGGGCCGTCGGCCATTGCCCGCCTTGGGATAAAACGGCTCGATGACTTCCACCATGTTTTGCCATGGCAGAATCTGCTCCATGCGGGAGAGGAAAATCTCTTTTCGGGTCTGACGGCGCTTAGTGCTGAATTCACTATCGGCGAAGGTGAGTTGATGGCTCATGATGTCCCTCTGGGATGCGCTCCGGATGAATATGATGATCTCATATCAGGAACTTGTTCGCACCTTCCTTAGGGGATTCATCAGCGCTCAGCATCAGTAATTTTCTCAGGCGAAAAGTCCTGTTCGATGGTGAAGAATTGGTTATGTTGCAGATTGTTATTGTTCATCATGCTGCCACCTTTTTATAGAAAACTTGTTCACGAACCTGATCGCCGTTCATAAGCATATCATTGAAATCTCCGTTATCCGGCCAGCGTATGCTGACTTTCACCAGGTCGTTTTTCGCCAGCAGGTTTGCGTGGGCGCACTCGAACGCCGCGGCATGTCCAGTTGCAGAGTGCTTGTCCATGTCGGCAAAAATAATCAGATGCTTCACACCTGCCGGGACCCGGAATTTCTTCATAAACCCGCTGTTGATTACCGCCCAGGTGTTGACGCCATAAACCTGATAACAGGAGAGTGCTGTTTCGATACCTTCGGCAATGCCGATCGTCGTTGATACCGGAAACATGCGAATGGCCACAGAGCGGGCGTGATCCAGATAGCTGTCCTCTTGAAGCGACTTAAGACGTTTGGCGCTATCAATATCTGCCTTCCTGTCGCCGTCCAGCAGCGTCTGGTGCAGGTAACAAAGCTCAGCTTTGTCATCGGTAGCCAGGGCATACAGAGCTTGATAAACGCGCCCCGCATGGCGTTGGCGGTCACAAAAACGGATGCCTTCTGCCGGCAGGCGACTTATCCCACGTTGAAGAAGGTAACCAGCCGCGCTAGTTCCCCGTAAATCGAGCAACTTGGAAAACTTACTGATGACTCGCTGGCGCTGCCGCGCCGCCGAACTGTTAGAAGGCACGTTGATGCGCTGATAGTTATTCCCGATGAGCTGGTCCACTTCTGCGCAGATGGCGGAAAAGCTTTTTGACTGGGTCAGGGTCAGCAGCTTCATCCCGTCACCGCTACCGCATACACAGATCCATGTACCCTGACCGTCACGGTCATCAACGCGATACTTCCCCCGCGCCTTACAGACCGGACATTCTCCCTTGTAATGGTTTTTCCCGGTGATAGGCGGCAGCCCGTAATATTCAAAAATTTCTGACCACCGGCCTTTTGCTGCTTCTGCTGTTTTCATATCACTGACTCGCACTATTTACGTTTTTCTGGAGTTTTCGTTTTGCTTCGATAATTAATTGCCCGTCGCTGCCCTCAGGAGGCTCATAGTTGATACTGGCGCTCGGAGGTGGAAATAGATCCTGGTCAGGTTTCTTCCCCATCTGCTGCAGGCGTTCGCGGCGTTTAGCAAATTTGATAAGTTTGTGTTTGATGTGATTGCTGACCTCCGGTGTGATCTCCATTGGAAAGTCGCTTAAGCCGTTGGGCCATTCGCCGAATTTCTCCTGAAAGGTATGAGCACACCAGCCATCGCTGACAGGTTTCCCCTGCGCCGCACGATGACGCTGGTAAAACTTGATCTGACTCCACCAGGACTGCTTGTCGCTTTTGGTATAAACCGTTTCGTGCTTGCTCATTTTTTTGATGTTGCGGGTGCCGTCAGTCTCGACGTCCTGACCAACGAGCGGTTTAAATCCGCACTTTGGGCAGACGTAAACGCCGGATGGCTTCATGAAATGACATTCGGGGCATTCTTTCGGAAGTTTTTCTTCGCGCTCCTTAGTTGCGCCGGCAGCGGCCGCTTTCATGCCGTCGTTTGTGGATGGCAGATCGTCGTATTCGATGGAGTCAGGGAAGCCGAGGCGATGCACAGTGCCACTGTGATCAAAAATCAGGCAGGCATCTTTCCCGGGTGCAGTTCGCAGTCCGCGGCCCAGCGCCTGCAGCCAGCGAATTTCACTTTTTGTCGGACGGGCGTAGATAATGCAGCGAACATCACTATCAAAACCGGCCACCAGCACACCCACACTGACGATTATTTTTGTGGCGCCAGTCTCGAAGCGGTGGATCATCGCCTGCCGTTCTTCGTGGGGTGTTTCTGCGACCATCACCTCAGCGTTAATGCCCGCCTTGTTAAACTGCATGGTTACAAAGTTTGCGTGGGCCTTGTTAACGCAGAACGCCACCGTAGGAAGGTCACGACCATGACGAAGCCAGTTATCGACGATATCGCCCACCAGGTCAGAACCGCACATGATTTCCGCCAGCTGGGACTCGTCGTAATCAGTACCGAACTCTATAGATGGCTTCGTTTCTACCCCGCTAAGATCCGGTTTTGTTGGGGCGAAAAATTCGTACTTACTGAGGTCACCACGCTGGATCAATTCGCCAATCGTCGTTGGCTTAATCAGGTGTTGATAGTAATGGCCCAGGAACGGCGCAAAAGGGGTACCAGATAAACCGATAACCTTCGCTTTTTTCTCCGCTGTGATCCGTTCGATTTCTTTCAGGATACGGCGTTTACGCAGGTGCGCCTCATCGACAATAAGCAGATCGATGTTTTTGGGAAATTCACGCCTAATGAGCGTGTCAGCGCTCGCAATCTGGATCAGCAGATTTGGGTCGTAGTTCGGGTGATCACGCCAGATAAAACTAATCTGGTCTTCCGGCAACCCGTATTCTGTAAAGCGCTGGGCGGTCTGGTTAATCAGGATCGTATACGGGGCGACAAACAGAACACGCATACCACGACTAACCAGGCCGGCGGCGATAAACGCAGCCAGGCCTGTTTTGCCGCTTCCGGTCGGTGCGTAGACCATGAAGGAATCGTGCGCCTTCCAGGTGCGCCGCAGCATGTTAAGCCCACGTTCCTGTGCAAAGTTCGGTGTGATGTTAAGCATTGTCAGCCCTTTTTGAGTTCTACTCTTCCAGGAAGAAACATTCCTGACCTCTTGCCGGGATACCGTGTACCAGTTTGCTAGTGCGCCGCTCTTTTATGGTTCTGCCTTCAAGATCGGTACCTACCTAACCCATGTACCTGTCTGTTGGAAAAGGACGCTATTCCTGCCCTAACTCCCAACTCCCCCCAACCCCCCTCTTCCCTCTTCCCCATCCCATGTACTCGCAAGCTGGTACAAAGAACAAAAAACAGTCAAGGATTGTTCCCTGCTATCACCCGGCACCTTTAAGCCCGGTGACCAACGGATCGTTACTGAGATCCGGCCAGGGGTGGCTGGGTCGTATACCCCTGCAGTGCGCGTCCGTGTGCATCCACGAATCTGCGAAGCCTCACATTGGCTTCATGCCTTGCCCGGTTCTCCTTGCGGTATGGAACGGGCTCGGCTTCGAACGATTCCTGATACACAGCTGCATAACGCTGAATGGCTTTTTGTCGTGCTGCTGGCGTCAGGCTCAGTAACTGCTGCTTGATCCATTCTTCATCTGCAGATGCGTACACAGATGGGAGCAAACCGTGGTCAGGCCTCATCCCGTGCAACATCATCTGAAAATACCTCGTCCAAACTTGTATTCAGGCCAAGCTGTTTAAACGCGCTGACGATCCGCTTTCCGACTGCAACATCAGGAATCCTTCTTCCTGTTTCGTAGTGGCTAACGGCCCCCTGGGAGCTATCAATCAGCGCGGCCAGCTCTCCCTGAGTTACCTTTGCTTTGCGTCTAAGGCTCTTGATTCCACTCATTCGATTAGTCTCGCATAAATAATACATAACGTACTATACACGGTCACAAGAATAATACAAAATGGAAGTTGCTCAGTAAATACGGAATGTAATAATCATGGCTATGAAACAGAGATGGCAGGACCTGGCCAAAACCAGGATGAAAGAAGTCGGCATGACTCAAGAACAGCTGGCAGAGGCGCTCGGCATAACGCAGGGCGGGCTGGGCCATTGGTTAAACGCCAGACGTGAACCGAACTTAGAGGTTATAGCTAAGATTTTTAACATATTGAAAATGCCCGGCTTCGTAGTAAATGCTGACGGCACTATCAGCGACTCAAGAGCCGATCACAATGTAAGTTTTAATAGCATTAACGAATCCAAGGGAAGCTACCCTGTTATAAGCTGGGTTAGCGCTGGAGATTGGATGGAAGCTGTAGAACCGTACCACCGTAGAGCGATAGATCGATGGTATGACACCACCGTTGAATGCTCTGAGGATTCGTTCTGGTTAGACGTCAGAGGCGATTCCATGACATCACCAGCAGGGCTGAGCATACCGGAAGGGATGGCGATACTTGTCGATCCCCAAGTGGAAGCAATCAACGGAAAATTGGTTGTAGCGAAACTTGACGGTGACAATGAAGCCACTTTCAAAAAGCTTGTTATCGATGCCGGTCAAAGATTTCTCAAACCCCTCAACCCCCAATACCCAATAATCCCTATCAATGGCAATTGCCGTATTATCGGGGTTGTAGTCGACGCAAAAATCACCAACCTCCCATAAATTGGCCGCGAAAGCGGCTTTTTTTTTGCCTCCAACACCCCACCAGAAACTAAAAAACCTTGAAAAACAAAATGATGTGAAATAACACACCAAAATACTCCATTTTGTATTGATCTTATTTAATACGTTATGTATTGTTTATGCATTAGCGGATTAATGGAGTGCAAAAGATGAGTACAGAGAAATTTTTTCAACTGGTAACTATACCCTGATGAATCCCCTAATGATTTTGGTAAAAATCATTAAGTTAAGGTGGATACACATCTTGTCATATGATCAAATGGTTTCGCGAAAAATCAATAATCAGACAACAAGATGTGCGAACTCGATATTTTACACGACTCTCTTTACCAATTCTGCCCCGAATTACACTTAAAACGACTCAACAGCTTAACGTTGGCTTGCCACGCATTACTTGACTGTAAAACTCTCACTCTTACCGAACTTGGCCGTAACCTGCCAACCAAAGCGAGAACAAAACATAACATCAAACGAATCGACCGATTGTTAGGTAATCGTCACCTCCACAAAGAGCGACTCGCTGTATACCGTTGGCATGCTAGCTTTATCTGTTCGGGCAATACGATGCCCATTGTACTTGTTGACTGGTCTGATATTCGTGAGCAAAAACGACTTATGGTATTGCGAGCTTCAGTCGCACTACACGGTCGTTCTGTTACTCTTTATGAGAAAGCGTTCCCGCTTTCAGAGCAATGTTCAAAGAAAGCTCATGACCAATTTCTAGCCGACCTTGCGAGCATTCTACCGAGTAACACCACACCGCTCATTGTCAGTGATGCTGGCTTTAAAGTGCCATGGTATAAATCCGTTGAGAAGCTGGGTTGGTACTGGTTAAGTCGAGTAAGAGGAAAAGTACAATATGCAGACCTAGGAGCGGAAAACTGGAAACCTATCAGCAACTTACATGATATGTCATCTAGTCACTCAAAGACTTTAGGCTATAAGAGGCTGACTAAAAGCAATCCAATCTCATGCCAAATTCTATTGTATAAATCTCGCTCTAAAGGCCGAAAAAATCAGCGCTCGACACGGACTCATTGTCACCACCCGTCACCTAAAATCTACTCAGCGTCGGCAAAGGAGCCATGGGTTCTAGCAACTAACTTACCTGTTGAAATTCGAACACCCAAACAACTTGTTAATATCTATTCGAAGCGAATGCAGATTGAAGAAACCTTCCGAGACTTGAAAAGTCCTGCCTACGGACTAGGCCTACGCCATAGCCGAACGAGCAGCTCAGAGCGTTTTGATATCATGCTGCTAATCGCCCTGATGCTTCAACTAACATGTTGGCTTGCGGGCGTTCATGCTCAGAAACAAGGTTGGGACAAGCACTTCCAGGCTAACACAGTCAGAAATCGAAACGTACTCTCAACAGTTCGCTTAGGCATGGAAGTTTTGCGGCATTCTGGCTACACAATAACAAGGGAAGACTTACTCGTGGCTGCAACCCTACTAGCTCAAAATTTATTCACACATGGTTACGCTTTGGGGAAATTATGAGGGGATCTCTCAGAACTATACCTGATTACCGTTTCTCTTCCGATAAAGAGCAATGTCAAAACATTGATTTCGACAAAATTGCTACTGATTGCGATACAAAAACAATATCTATTTTGCAAGCCATCAATCATATAGGGGTTAGCATAATGAGTGAGGCAGAAGAAAAGAGATTAAATAAAGATAAAATAATGATGCTTTCTAGTGTGGTTGCAGACCTCGCTGAATTAGCAATAGCAACAAATAAAATAGCTAACTCAGCAACATATTCTTCCGGTTATAAGGATGCTAAAAATGTCTGATATCACTTTGCAAAAAGCAGCATCAAAGGCTTACCAGGCTGAGATTGTGGCGAGGATGCTTGAGAACTACCCTCATAAACTGACCGACTCAGACGTGGAATCTGTCGCCTCACTTTTGGCTGATCTGATTGGGCCAGTTGCAGCGTACCTTATTGAGGAAGAGTCTAAAAACCCGGCTTAAAAATTTAATTAGTAATTTTAATTACAGGAGTAATCCCGGGGATTTCTGCAATCAAATTAAGGGTAACCATGATTAATAAACAAGCATTTAAAACAGCTCAGTTATTTGTCTCTCTTGGTTATTGGTCTATAGCCATGCTTTATTTAAAAAAGGCTTACGGTAAATAAAAGTGAATAATTTAATTAGCACTTATAGACGCAGAATTTTAAAAGCGGCCTTGTTACGCCACCAGCGAAAGACTGGGAGTAGCTTACTTGTCATTAAGCTCAACAAGGGTGGGATTAGTACTATCGAATTAACTGAGATTCTTCTTGATGGATTGTTGCGGAAATTCGAGCGACTGGCGCTCGGTGAATACGGAAATGTGGAAGGTGTGAAAGCTCTTAAGGGAATTTACAGCAACTCTGTTGATGTTAATGGCAGCGGCGAATTCCTCACAGAAAGCGGGAAAGAGTTAATCGACGAGCTTATTTCTGAACTGGTTGAGTTCGTCAAAAAGCAGAAACCAGTTACTGCGGAGTCCGGCAATGAATAACCAGCAAACAATGCTCTATCAGGGTGTGCTGATCCCCCGCCCCGTGTTGAACGTGGATCTGCATGTCCTCCCTGATTTTACCGGGCGGGTAGTCTTGCACATCGAGAACGGGAGGGTGATATGCGACCGCCAGCTGTTCGACGACGAGCACATTTGCACACTGGCCACGTTTATCGAAATGGCCCGCGACGCGGGGTTGAGGATCGAGGAGGAAGCTGGTGGCACTGACAGCGATACGAATTCCTGAGAGGGTTCACCTGCAGGCGCTGCAGGTCCTGCTGCGGTATCGGCGCCGGCGGATATTCCCGCGGCGAATGCGCCGCACCGGCTACCTCAGCCTGAAGGTTAACCCACGCTGGCGCCTGTTATCGAAAGACGATGGCCGGAACTGGGAAGTTATGAGTCATGAAACCTATAACCGGGAGAAAGACAAATGATTGACAACAGAACTGTCAGCGCCATTGACCTGGCGTTGCAAAAGCACCCAACGCCAGTTGGTGATCTGTTCGCCGCGATCCGCCACGGACGCATGAAGCGGTGCTTCAGCCGGGATACCGCAATTCGTTACCTGGCGTTCTTCATGACCTCCCGAGCTTTTGGGCGTTCTGGTTTCAAGCAGCGTTATCCGGACGTGCAGGTAATTCATCCACTGAATCCAGAACTGAGTAGCTGGCAACGTGGCGCCGTGACCACTGAGTATTTTAACGCCCACCAGCGCACCGTTCGCCGGCTGCGTCGCATCCTCGCCCGCAAAAGAGAAATGCAAAAGTGGTGCAAAAAGTGGGATGCCATGCACGACCGCTACGTGAAAGAGCGCGAAGAACTACAGGCCTGTAAGCCTGGAGGGCTGAGTCGATGATTGCTTACTTACGCATTGTTCTATCGGTGGTGATTGTCGCCAGCGTTTATGGGCTGTTCGTTCCGATCCTCATTTCGATGAAGGACACGACAGCAGTTATATCCGGTTTTGCCCTGGCGATTCTGACCCCGCCGTGCATCTACGCCATTTGTAAGGGTCTTGTGCTTACCGTAACGAAGGAAAAGAAATGAAAAAAGCAATTATGGCTTCAATTATCGCACTCTCTGCCATCGGCCTTGTTGGTTGCGATCGAGTTGAGCCCGGCAACGTGGGTATCAAGGTGAATAAGTTGGGCGACGATAAAGGCGTTGGTGAAGTCGTCGGCGTCGGCCGCTACTGGACCGGCTGGAATACCGAGGTTTATATCTTTCCGACCTTCAAGCAGATGAAAACGTATGAAGACGCTTTCAACTTCCAGATGAGCGATGGAACCACCATCGGCTACCACATCGGGGTCGCGTACAAGGTTGATCCGACCAAAGTTACAACCGTTTTCCAGACCTACCGTAAAGGCGTGGACGACATCACCGACACCGACCTGCGGCAGAAAATTGCTGACGCCCTTAATCGTCTCGCAAGTCGGATGAGCACCGATAAATTCATTGACGGCGGGAAAGCTGAGCTGCTTGAAAACGCACTGAAAGAGATCCAGTCCGATATGGGGCCGGTTGGTATCCAGGTGATCAGCCTTTCTTACGTTGGCCGTCCGGAATACCCGCCGACAGTGATCGAAAGCATCAACGCCAAAGTTACGGCCAACCAGAAGACGCTGCAGCGCGAGCAGGAAGTTAAACAACGTGAAGCTGAAGCCAACATGTTACGAGCCGAAGCCGATGGCCAGGCGGATGCAAAGCTGAAATTGGCTGAAGCAGAAGCAAAGTCTATCCAGATCCGTGGGCAGGCCTTGCGTGAGAACCCTGAGGTACTGCAACTGGAGGCCATCAACAAATGGAATGGCACCCTGCCCCAGTACATGACCAGCGGAACAAACACCCCTTTTATCCAGGTTAAATGATCCACCAGCCCGGCGACAAGCCGGGCACATATGAGAGGTTCGCAATGCTTCAGAACATGCTTAACCCGGAACCAACCTCAACAGGGATCCGGTCTGGAAACCGGGTGATTGGCTACTCCGCTGCTATTCGCCTGCTGGATAACGGTCGCTATGACAAACACCTTGCCGATGGAATGGAAATTCTGGCCTGCATCATGGAAGCGGTAGAAAGCAACTGGATCACGCTCAATATCGAAAAAGAGTTGATCCTCTGGCGCTGGTTACTGGCTGCCGTGTTCATCACTGAGGAGCTGGAGAAAAACGGAACTGTCGACGTTCCGAATGATACTGGCGGTGTTGATACTGCTGTTATCTATTCCAGCAAGCATGGCGCCATTAGCGTCTATCCGGGACCTGAACGCTTTGCACTCGCCAACCATATTGAGCTGGGGGCAATCGAGAAATATGGGCCAGAGGTTGGCCAGCAGCTGGCGCTGCGGATGTATCAGGACATGGTTATTGCTGACGAAGAATTTGGGTTCAGGTTATCAGCACTTGGCCGGGAGGGGCTTAACCTCCTCCATGACAGCTTTATCGAACACATCCAGATCGAAGGTGTGCCCGAAGCACCGATTATGCATTGAGGGGAATGATGATGAATAACTTGATCACTAACAAACCATCCATGACCAGCCTTGAGATCGCCGAGCTGGTAGAAAAACGCCACGACAACGTGAAACGCACGATTGAGACCCTGATTATGCGTGGCGTTATTACTTCTCCTCAAATTGAGGAAAAGCCTACTGCCGGGCGCCCCACAACAATTTACGTTTTTGAAAGTGAAGAAGGGAAGCGTGACAGCATCATTGTGGTCGCGCAACTCAGCCCCGAGTTTACCGCCAGACTGGTAGATCGCTGGAAAGAGCTGGAAGAAGAACGCTCCCGGCCAAAATCGCAGGCAGAGCTGATCGCTGAAATGGCCCTGCTGAATGTTGAGCAGGAACGACGCCTCTACCAGGTTGAAGAACAGGTGGAAACCGTAGTCGAAGCTGTCGAAAACATTAAGCGTGGAAATATGCGGGCCGGGTATGTCGGTTATCGCCAGGTGGTCGCAAAAAGCGGCATGACCGATGCCAAGTGTCGAAACCTTGTTAACGCATACCGTATCCCAACCGATACACACGAATTCATGACGCCTGATGGTTTACTGTCTCGCCGGGCGATCGTGGAGTTTGAACCTTTTATGAAAGCATTCCGCCAAATGATGGCAGAAGCCGAACCACGTGGGACCCGTTGGTATCACCCGAAAATGGGACTCTTTCAGGCTATCGGATGGGAGGAAAAACATTGTGAAAATTGAGTTTAATGATCAAGGGTCGGTTTCAGTTATCACGGTCACCAGCACCGTGTTTGAGTTCCGCCGGCACAACCGGGCGATTGATGTCGCGTTGTTCCTCACGCCTGAAATTACCAGCCAGAGCAGCGGTTTTTTCATTATGAAAACGATCTTAAGCGGGAAGACACATCACGCGCTGCGGGCCTATAAACATCTGATCCGGGAGGCTAAGCAATGAGAAACGGCCAGCATTATGCATACCCAAATCCAAGCAACGCAACGCCTGGTGGTATGACTTATCGTCAGTATCTTATCGCAAAAATTGCACCAGTTATGATCACGAACTTCTTCAGCAACGATGCTTGGACGGATTACGACGACCTCGCCAGAACTCTGATGATGGCTGTGGATGCCATCATCGAAGCTGAACAGGAGACAGCTGAATGACAATCTGCGAAAAACGGCTTAAAAGAATCGCCGGCGGTGAACCTTTCTTCCCGGGCGAGGTGGTTGCGATGGCTCTTGAGCTTCTGGCGAATTCTAAAGAAACATTGCGGCCGGAATACCCTGAAACACTCCCCTGCCCGGTCATTCTTGAACCCGGCTTCCGGTTTGGCAAAGGCGTTGGCACTCACCTGGTTCTGCGAGCACTTAACAACAGGGCTAAACGTTACGCTGAATTGGATGCCATGGGTCCAGAGGCCCGCGCAGAGCATGATGCCGCTATCGTTGAACTTCGGGAAAAACTGGGTTTTGGTACCCAAGCAAAAACAGCTGTGCAGGTGAAGCTTCCGGGACTGCCGCAGCTCGGATCTAACGCCGAATGGTATCAGGGATTTGCTGCTGGTGCAGGAAGCATGCGCGAAGCATGTGCGGCCGCTCTGATTTCTGCGGGTATTGAAATTATTGGGGAGACAATGTAATGGACTGGCCAACAGCATTTTGCATCGTCGGTTGTGCGTTTGCCATAGCCTGGCTGTTTCGGAGTTAGTGTCATGAATAGAGAATTTGAGATATGGATCAGACTGCGCTACGGCGGCCGCTATGACCTAACGCGAGACGGTCACGGCTACTACAGCCGGGAAGTAGTTAAGCGGATGTATGAAGTGTGGTGCCACTGCCGTGGCCTGGAAGTGGTGTGAGGTGAGTAATATGGTAGACATTGAAATGATTGACGAGGAAGAGGCGATGCGGATGATCCGAGTATCTTCACGCGTGACCATCCGGAAATACACCGAGCGCTATAATTTCCCCAAGCCGGTCCGGACCTACCCTAAACAGTATCTGCGCTCTGCTATTGTGGAGTGGATCTTAAACGGGGGAGTCAACCAGAAATCTTCCTGATATGCCAGAATATCTTTTCAGCATACAGATCGTAGGCGTCTTTCTGTTCGGCAATCCAGTCATGCTTGTTATAGACAGAAAGCACGCCACCAAGCTCATGCCCCAGCATTTTTTCGATGACGTGCGGGGCAACCCCCTCTTCGGATAGCCGGGTTGCCAAGGTGCGCCGGAAATCATGTGAAGTAAACTCACCAAACCCCAACGAGTCTTTGATTCTTCTCAGAAATTTATTTGCACCAGAAATAGTTATAGGGCTTTTCAGGTCCTCGCCCGGGAAAAGTATATCCCCATACGTCATTTCAGCTTTTTTCAGCAAATCATCTGCCGCGGAGAAAATTGGGCGCCTGATAATTTTGTTGGTTTTGCTTTTCTCTGCCGGAACAACCCATAACCCCTCCTCTCGGTCAAATTCACCCCTTATAGCCAGCCGAAGTTCGCTATTCCTGGCGCCGTACAGCATTAGCAATTGATGAAGCAATCGGTTAGAAGTTGACCCTCGACTTCTTTCTATAGCCATCCAAATTTTGGCAAGCTGGTTATAGCTGAGTGTGGTCTCTCCAATCACAGGTTTAACACCGATGTCTTTCGGCTGCAAAAGCATGAGCTCGGTTGTGCTAACGAACTGTCGCCGCGTACACCAACCAATGGCGGACCTGAGCTGTATCAATAAATGCCGGGCTCGGCGAGGATTGATTTTCTCCTCTTCGGTAAACCTCTCAACCCACAAGCGGACTGGGATATCCTCAACCGGAATACCGGGAAAAGCGTCACGCATGTGCTTTATAACCGTTGACTTATAAAGCGCTATCGTCTTAGCCCTTAACGTTACGTCAACGTAATTTTCCTTCCAGTAATCCAGGCAATCCTTTACCGTTGGCTTACTCTTGGATTTGTTGCCACCAGCCAGCGTTCGGGGGTCAATGCCTTTGTCTGCCGACTCCCTCAGGTCTGCAACGATATTGCGGGCATCGCGCAGCGTCAGCGCTGGGTAGCGTCCAAGCCCCATTCGGTTCTGCTTTCCTTCCCATCGGAACCTAAACTGAAAGCTGATCACGCCTTTGGGGGTTATGCGAACTCCAAGCCCGTCAGAATCCGTAATTTCAGCAGGCCCAGAATATGGTTTACCATAGATAGAGCGAAGCTTTGTGTCACTGATTGCCATGTTAGTTTTCTGTACTCATCACTTTGGTATTTTATGTACTTATTCTGTACTCAATATCGCATGAACGAACATAAACAACAATATCAAATCATGTACAACCATGCGCAACAATTGGCAGCACAACTAAAATAATAATAAAAAATCATATACATAAACATCTAACCGTATTCATTCTTGTCTGAACAATCTCAACCAT